TGGGCCACCTTCCCCGCTGTTTTAAGCGACCTGTTTGTTCAAGCGGTCAACGCTGCGATTGGCGCTGTCAGCTTTCTGGTCAATAACATTGTTGCGGCTATCAACGACCTTGCTGGTGAACCGCTTTTAAGCCCCGTCAAATTTGCCCAAATTGCAAATGAAAACGCTGGCGCTGCACAAAAGGCTGGTCAGGCAATCGGCAAGGCATACACCGACGCCTATTCTGACGCTGGCGCGTTTATGAGCAAGTGGGAAGCGAACAGCATCAAGGTTGCTAAAGGGCGTCTTGATGAGGAGCGCAAACAGAAGAAGGCTGCTGCCGAAAAGAAATCGGAAGAACAGAAGCTATTTGAGCAGCGTGAAAAGCAAGCGAAACAGTTTCTTGAAAATACCGAAAAGGAAACTTCGCGCATTGGCAAGACCGCCATTGAAATTAAGAGGCTGGAAATTGCTGCCGCTGCCGCCGCTGCACCAACTGCGCTGCTTGGATTGAAAATTCTGGCTGCTGGCGCTGCTTGGGAAGAAGCAACCCGCAATCAAGCTGGCATAGACTTCCAGAACAACATCATTAAGCCATTGCAGAATGAATTGGCATTGGTTGGCCTAACTGGTGAGGCCCGTGCGCGACGCGCCTTGGAACTTCAAGAAGAAGCATTCAAAGCTAAGGCTGCGGCTGATGGCATCAAAGATGTGAACGCTGCTTGGCAAGAATACCTGAAGGCCGAAACTGACATTATCAATGCCGAAAGCGTTTTTGATAAGCGCCAGAAGGAAGCCGAAAAGCTAAAGGAAACGATTGCTGACCTGATTGACCTGACCGACGAACTTTTCGGCGGCGCTGGTTCATTCTTGGCTAACCTTGGCAAAGAAATAAACATCGTCGCCCCAGATTTGAAAAAAGACCTGAAGACGATTTTTGACGATTTGCCCAAGGACTTGCAAGACACCTTTAGCGGATTTCTTACTTCACTTCCCACCGTTCTTGCCAATGCTCGAATTGGTCAGATGGTTGGCGGCGGCGCTGGTGGTGCTGTTGGTGGCGCTGTTGGTGGTGCGCTTGGCAAGGAGTTTTTGACCAAGGGATTGCAGGACATTGGTGGCAAGGTATTTGGAAAGGCGCTTGGCTCTCTTGCTGGGCCGCTGGGTTCAATTGCTGGTGGCTTGCTTGGCGGTCTTGTTGGTGGCTTGTTGACCAAAACCAAAACGGGCAGCGTAACGCTTACCCAGATTGCTGGCGGCGCTATGCAGCGCACTTTGACGGGCAATAGCGCACAGCTAAAGGGTATCGCTGACAATATGGCGAATGGCCTATTAAAAGGCTTGGGCAGCGTTGCAGAACAACTTGGCGGCACATTGGGTGGTAACGTCAAGGTCAGCCTTGGTATGCGTAAAAAGGATTACGTTGTTGACCCAACTGGCGCTGGCCGCACCAAGGGTTCTGGCGTTAAGAATTTTGGCACAGACGAAGCGGCTGCGGTTGCATACATTACGCAACTTGCAATTCAGCAAGGCATCGTCACGGGTATCAGCGCAGGGGCGCAAACGCTCATTCGCGCTGGCAACGACTTGAATGGGCAAGTGCAGAAGGCACTGAAGTTCGACCAAGTGTTCAAAGACCTGAAAAGCCAAAGCGACCCGCTGCAATCAAGCCTTGATGAACTTTCCGTCGAAATGGAAAAGCTGAAGGTCATTTTTGGCGAAGCTGGCGCGTCCGCCGCTGATTATGCCAAGCTTGAAGAACTGTATGCCATCAAGCAAGCCAAAGCGATATTTGAAGCTAATAGGCCGCGCCGTGAATTAGAAATTGAACTAATGGAAGCGCAGGGCAATGCTGCTGGCGCTTTGGCTGCACAACGTGCGCTTGAACTTGAAAGCATGGATGCAAGCCTTCGTGGGTTGCAAGAGCAAGTGTATACCGCCCAAGATGCTGCAAAGGCGACACAGGCATTGGCCGACGCACAGGAAAAGGCTGCTGAAGAAGCGGCTGTATTGGCTGAAGCGGCTTTGGCATTAGCCAGAGATAGGCGTATGCTTGAAATCGACCTTCTTGAAGCGCAGGGCTTTGCAACCGACGCGCTGGTCGCAAGGCGTCAGCTTGAATTGGAAGCAATGGATGAAACATTGCGTGGCTTGCAGAAGCAAATTTGGGCTGCTGAAGACGCTAAGGCTGCAAACGATGCAATGAACGCTGCCGCCAGTGCTGCGGCGGAAGTGGCAAAGGCTGCTGCTGACTTGCAAAGAAACAGGGTCGAACTTGAAATACAGTTGCTTGAAGCACTGGGCAAATCATCCGAAGCATTGGCTGCGCGGCGCGAATTGGAATTGGCGGCGCTTGATGAAACATTGCGCGGCTTGCAACTTCAGATTTATGCGGCTGAAGATGCCAAAAACGCAAGCAATGCAGCGGCAGAAGCTGCCAGAACAATGGCTGCGGAACAAGAAAGGCTGGCTGAACAAACCTTGGCCCTTTCCCGTGAACGTCGTTCTATGGAAATCGACCTACTGGAAGCACAGGGCTTCGCGGTTGAAGCACTCGCTGCCCGTCGCGCTGTTGAACTGGAAACCATCGACGCAAGCTTGCGTGGATTGCAGTTGCAGATTTACGCTGCCCAAGATGCCAAGGCTGCAAATGATGCTGCCGCTGAAGCTGCACGGGCTGCTGCTGAAGAACAGTCACGGGCTGCTGAACAAATCTTGGCTGTCGCAAAAGAGCGCCGTTTGCTCGAAATCGAATTGCTTGACGCACAGGGTTTTGCTGTTGAGGCGCTTGCTGCGCGTCGGGCGATTGAACTTGAAACTATTGACGCTACCCTTGTTGGACTGAAGCAGCAAATCTGGGCCGCGCAAGCCAAGGCAGAAGCAGATGCCGCCGCTGCCAAGGCCGCTGAAGACGCCGCCAAGATACAAGAAAAAGCCGCCGAAGACGCTGCACAAGCAATGCAGAAATACGCCGAAACACTGGCAAGCGTCAGCCAAACAGTTGTGGACGAAATCAATCGTCTGCGTGGCATTAACGCATCGTCATCGTCAGTATTGCTGAAGGCGCAGTTTGCCACGCTGACCGCACAGGCACGAACAGGCAATCTGGATGCACTTGGTAAGCTGCCAGAACTTAGCCGTTCGATTGAAGAAGCGACACTTGGTTCGGCAACGTCTGCGCTTGAAGTTGCCCGTATCCGTGCGTGGCTGTCAGCAAGCCTTAGTGAAACACTTGGGGCGCAAGCAGCAAACAGTGCAGAAATTGCCACCACGGGCGCAGGGTTGGTCTTTGACGGCAACCAAACTGGCTTGGCAAGCAACAGCGCAGATACTGCCGACGGCATAGCCAATATGCGAAATGAGATGTATAACGTGCTGTATCAAGTCGCCAAGAACACTGGCAAATCCTATGAATTGATGGACAGGTGGGATGGTGACGGGTTGCCTGACATTCGGGAGGACGCAAGTGATTATTATTAAGCCCGTTGATGTTACGGAAACCAATCTGACAACAAGCAACGTAGCGGAAACGGATTATCCCGCATGGACTGCTGGCACATATACGATTGGAACCCGCCGTATATATGACCACAAGATTTATGAAGTGGTTGCTACATCAACGGCTGACCGCCCTGATGTCGGCGCGGCTGCTATTTCGCCAACATGGATTTTCGTTAGCGCGACAAACCGCTTCAAGATGTTTGATATATCGGTAGGCTCTGGCACACAAAACAGCGGCACGATTGATATTAAAATCACCCCTGCGACAGTGTGCAATTCCGTTGTGCTGTTTAACGTCGATGGTTCAAGCGCACAGCTTATTGTCAAATCATCTGGCGGCACGACTGTTTACGACCAAACCATAAGCCTTGCCGACTACAGCGCCATAGACGGCTACTTTAATTATTTCTTCGCGCCGATAACCGAAACGGGCGCATCTGAAGTGGCGTTTTTGGATATTCCGAATTATTCGGGTGCATCTTTCCAGCTTATCATCGACGCTGGCGCTGGCACGGCTTCATGTGGTGAACTTATCATCGGTCAAAAGTCTGCGCTGGCTGTGACCAATTTCGGCACATCTGTCGGCATCAAAGATTATTCGGTCAAGACCATTGATGACTTTGGCAACGTCACGATTACGCCACGCGCTTACAGCAAACGTGCTGATTATGACGTAACTGTTGAAACCAGCGATGTCAGCGCGTTCACCCGCTTTCTGGCATCTGTTCGCACCACGCCCGTTGTTTACATCGGTGACGAAAACAGAAGTGAAACGATTGTTTTAGGCTATTACCGCGACTTCTCGATTGTGCTATCAGGCCCGACAATATCGGAATGCTCTTTGTCTGTTGAAGGGTTGATTTAATGGCCGTTACAACAATTTCAGCAATGCCAGCATCGCCTTCACGATTAGGCGACCCCAGCAATTTCATCACCGAAAGCCTTGCGTTTCTTGACGCGCAAGCTGGCTTTGCAACGCAGTGCAATAGCGTTGCGTCCACATTAAACGCTGGCAAGTTTAACCCAAATGATTGGGGCAACCTTGGCCCTATTAGCGGTTCATCGCCTGTATCTGTGACGAACTTTATTAGTGAAACACCAACCAACCCGCCGCTGCTTGGTCAAGGCTTGGCAGATGCCATTGATGATATGCTGGCGACCTTCAATCCGTTTATATCGGACGCAAACACCGTTGCAGCTTGGATTGATGGCGAAACTGATATTGCCAACCCAAGCATCGTTGACCCGACGCGCCCAATCATTCCGACAGTAAATCCAAGCCCATTGCGTAACGATGGACAAGGCGCTTTTGAAAGCAAGGCTCTGTCATTTTACGGCAGCGCACGGGCATTTTCATTATCGCTGCAAGGCTTGGCTGATTACGTTGCTGTCTTTTCAAGCGGCTATGAAGATTGGTCGGAAATTGATATAGTATACACCGAAACTGATGACTGGGGTTTTATCGCATGAGTAAGCAAGTAAAAATTCGTCGCGGCACGACAACCCAACACGCAAGTTTTACTGGCGTCGAAGGCGAAATAACGGTCAACACCACCACCGATACAATCCACGTTCATGACGGCGCGACTGTTGGCGGACGCGCATTGTCACGCGCTGATGGCACAAACGCCAGCGGGAACTGGAACGTCGTTGCAAATAACGTCAGCGGCATCGTCGCGGTTGTTAATGGCGGCACTGGTGCGAACAGTGCATCTGGCGCACGAACTGCTCTTGGCCTTGGTTCGCTGGCTGTTTTAAGCGCCATCAATAACGACCAATGGAGTGGCGCTGACCTTACGGTTCCCAATGGCGGCACTGGCGCATCTGATGCCGCTGGTGCGCGAACCAACCTTGGTGTTCCTTCACTAACTGGCGGCGGCGCAAGCGGCACTTGGAATATCAACGTAACTGGTAACGCAGCAACGGCGACAACCGCGACAACTGCAACAACTGCGTCCACGGCTACGGCTACCGCTGCGGCTGTAACTTTTAGCAGCGGCGGCGATGGCGTTGCGGCTGGTGGTTCGTTTAACGGTTCTGCTGCACGAACGATTAGCTATAACACCATTGGCGCACCTTCAGTAAGCGGCGCAAACGCAACTGGCACTTGGGCTATCAGTATATCTGGTAATGCTGCAACGGCGACCAGTGCGACCACGGCAACCACAGCAACAAGTGCAACGACTGCCACCAGCGCAACAACTGCAACATCCGCTACAACGGCTGGTTCTGCGACAACTGCTGGCTCTGTCACCAATGCCGTGACGTTTTCTACCACTGGGGGCGCTTCTTCTGGCGCTACTTTTAATGGTTCGGCTGCACGGACTGTCGATTACAGCACTGTAGGCGCTCCTAAAGCGGATGGCACGGGTGCATCTGGCACTTGGGGTATTAACATCACTGGGAACGCTGCAACAGCAACCAGTGCAACCACTGCCACGACAGCCACAAGCGCAACCACGGCAACGACAGCCACCAATGCTACGAATGCCACCAATGCGACAAATGCCACGAACGCAACAAACGCAACAAACGCAACGAACGCAACAAAGCTGGTGGCTGCAAACTTCACTATTGAGCAAAGCGGCACTGACTTATTGTTCAAACACAACGGCACGACCATTGCTAAGTTAAGCAGCGCGGGTGCGTTTACTGCCGTCAATAACGTCACTGCATACGGGACTGCATAACCATGACATTGCCCACCGGAACTATATCCATGTCACAGGTCAACACGGAACTTGGCCGTTCAGCGACTGCGACTATTTCGCTGAATGAAAGTGCCGTGCGCTCTTTGGCTGGCGTTCCGTCTGGGACAATTTCAATGGATAACTTGCGCGGTAAATCTAATGTGGCTTTTACACCTGACGGCGGCACATCTGCTGGTAGCGCCGTTCTTTTGCAAGACCAAGGTGTTTTAACCGCAACTGTAACAATTGACTGCTCTCAACCTGCTGTTTGGACTTGGAGTGGTGGTGGAGATGATTATTATGTGTCAGTTGCCAGCGGTGGCACTGCTCTCAGCATTATATTTGAAGTTTCTTCATCAGTATTTGGCGGATGGGCCTTTGCCAATTTCACGGTGCAAGGCACTTCTGGCGGCACAAGTCGTTATTGGAATGTTGAACTTATAGCTGAAGACAATTCATGATGAACGCCACCACACTTTTCACCATCCTTGGTTTTGTTATGACCGCCCTGACTTTTGTTGGGGCGTTGATAACCGTCTGGGTCAATCTAACCAACAAACTGACGCTTCTTGAAGCGCGACTTGGCTTTGGTGATGAAAAATTCCAAGCCATCGACGAAAAGTTTAAAGAGGTAATGATGCACCTTCGCCGCATTGAAGACAAATTGGATAATAAGGCTGACAGACCATGAAGAAATTTGTGTTTGGTTTTATCGCGCTGGCTGCATCATCATCTGTGGTGCTGGCACAAACTGTATCCGTAGCGCCTACGGAATACATCTATAACACGACCACGACCAGCACATCTGACAACACCAACACGACCACCAGCACAAACACCAACAACAATAACAATACTTCGACCAGCACATCGACGAACACGAATAACAACAACAACGTATCTGCCAGCACTTCGGTAAATACCAACACCAATAACAATTTCAACACCAGCGCAAGCACCAGCACATCGGTCAACACGAACAACAACGTGAATGCCAGCACAAGCACTTCGCTGAACACGAACAACAACAACAATGTAAGTTCGTCAACGAACACCAACATCAACCAAAATTCTGGCACAATGACCAATATCAACCAGAACACCAACATCAATTCTGGCACGATGACGAACATCAACCAGAACACGAACGTCAACACATCTGACGCCACAAACCGCAATTTCAACACGGACGTTAGCAACAGCACGGTCAATCAGACCGTCAACAGCAACAACAACAGCACCGTGAACACCAACAACACAAACAACGACACCAGCACGATTAACCAAACGACGAACAGCAACAACAACAACGTCAACCAGAACAACAACGTCAACGTCAGCGACAGCAAAAGCTACAGCGAAAGCGTTAATCGTCAGGTTATCGACCAGAACATTAAGTCGCCACCACCCAGCGCCATCGCGCCGTCCATGATGTCCTACAGCCAAGACCTTTGCACCACGGGGCAATCTGGCGCTGTGCAGACGCAAATCATCGGCTTGTCGGCTGGCCGCACTGTGCGCGACCAAAACTGCGAACGCATGAAGCTATCCAAGACGCTTTACGATATGGGTATGCGCGTGGCTGCTGTGAGCCTTCTATGCCAAGACACCCGTGTTTTTAGGGCAATGGAAATGGCTGGCACACCTTGCCCGTTCATGGGCGCAATCGGTGAAGCTGCAACAGCGGCATGGGAAGAAAATGCTGACCGCCGCCCCGACGCAGACTAAGCGTCTAATCTCTTTATTGGCCGCATTGCTGGTCAGCACATCTGTTGCTGCCCAAACATACGACCCTACACTTTTGCCGCCACAGATAAACGGCGCTCCCACAACAATGACGCCCCTGAACCTTGGCGACGATAACACACGGCGCGTCAGCCTTGGCTTTGAATTTGAGTATTGGGGCCAGACCTTCACCGACGTTTGGGTTTCGAGCAACGGCTTTGTGTCGTTTGAAAGCGCGGCAAACCTGTGCTGCAATGGTCAGCCTATTGAACAGGCGCAGCGCAACACGATTTACGCATACTGGTCAGACCTTATCAGCTACACTGGAAACCCATATTATCGCTTGGACGAAGGGTCTGCCCTGTTCGGCTGGTATGGCACACAGGAATACGGCACAAACAATTTGAACACGTTTGAAATTGGTTTGTTCAGCAACGGCAATATCCAATTCAACTACGGGTCAATGTCTGCATCTGGAAACCGCGACTTTACGGCTGGTCTTACTGGCCCTGAAGCTGGCGACAACATCCCGCTTTTTTACGGGCGCAATCCACAATTCCTGCAAAACCAATCTGGCCTTTTGACCTATAGTTCGCCAATTCCTGAAGAAGTGGCGATAGATTGTAATGCAACGCCCATGCACCCATCTTGCCCACCAGTATCAATAGCCATTGATGTTGGCGCACCTGACCCGACGGAAAGCGCATTGGATGCTGCCGTGGCTTCTGTCGAGCAAGCCGCGATAGAAGAAGCGCAACAAGAAGTGCAGATGGAAGATGTGGCCGATATTGAACTGGTCATTGAGGAAGCGCAGGAGGCGTTGGAAACTGCCGAAGCATCGCTTGAAGCCGACGCAGCCGCCGAAGCTGAAGAAGCCGCTGCCGAAGAAGCTGTCGAAGATGGCGCTATTGAAGAACTGGTAGCGGAGCAGGATTTGGAAGACCTTGGCCCTGACGAAGAACGGCTATCGCCAGACGAACTGGCTGCATTGGCCGCACAAGGCCCAGAAGATGATAATGCGGACAAAGAAACCTTGGCGTCCGAAACCTTGGCGGCACTTGAATTGGAAGGCGCAGAAAACGCCATAGGGGGCCAAGACGTATCTGGCGGTGAATTAGAGCAGGAAGCATCAAATCAGCTTGCTACGGCGCTCGAAGAAAGCGGACAGGGTATGCAGTCGGCATTCTTTGAAGAAGCCGCACAGGTCAGCCAAGCATCGGCGTTTGAAAACAGCGCACAATCGTCACAAAGTTTTGGTAGCTTTCAAATGCGCGTTGATTTTGGGTCAAGCAATTCCGCTGTCGGTAGTAGCGGCGGTGGTTTTGGCGCGGGTTCATCGCCGCTTGATACAGCTATTTCGGCGGGTAGCCCTATGTCGATGACAAACACATTTGAAATTTTGAACAATGTAGGCGGTCAAACCGCTGCTGCGCCAGTTGTAGCAAGCACAACATCTGAAAAGTCAGAAAGCGAAATGGCAGAAGGCCAATCGGAAACTATCGAAGAAATGGGTTCGGTTCCTGCTTTTAACGCCTACCGACAAGCGACATTATCCGACAGGGCTGACTTTTATGCCGTGCGTGATATATACCGCAACAGAAGGCTGCGTGACGCTGACTTTGAAATGTATCGGATGAACCAAACTAATGACGCCAAGTGGCGGGAGATTGTTGATGCCCAATACAAATGATGAAAAAGAAGAACCCAAGGTATCCTTTGACGAAAGCGGCTTTAGCTTCAACATCGGTGGCCTAAGCAGCGGCAAGATTGCCATCATTTTTGCTGCATTCTCAACAATTCTTGGCGGTCTGTGGGCTGGTTTCCAAGTGTATCAGCAATTCTTGACCATGAAAGAAGTGACCGCTGCTTATGTGCCGCCTGACCTTTCTGGTATTGAAGGGCGCATTTCGGTGCTTGACGAACGTGTAACAAGCGTTGAACGTCTGACCAAGGGCAACAGTGAGGCGCTGAACTATTTGACGGGCAGCATATCAAGCAGTGTCGGTGCAACACGCCAGACGGTTGACGCTGTAAGCAGCAGCGTTCGTAGTAGCGATGCACAGAACATGGCGATGCAACGTGCGGTCATCGACCAGTTGCGCCAGCAAGACCAAGAGCAACAGCGCCGCATCAAAGAACTGGAAGCTGAAACGAAAGAACGTATCCAAAAGACGCTGGCAAACCCGCTGGCAGGAAAGGAATAAGGATGGATGATAAATTATTAGAGGCACGGATTAAAGCGTTGCTGCTGGCTGCAAAAACGATGGCGTTTGTCATTGTTGCCATCACTTGCGCGATGATTGTTGGCCTATTCATATCGAACGAAATTATCGACAATAAAGACGTATTTGGTCTGCTGTCATACGTCATGACTTCGGTTGTTGGCGCTGTGGCTGGCTCATACGCCACCCTGATGGGCATGAAGGGCGAACTGGCCCCACCACCCCCAGAAGACCGCAACGACCCAGAACCAGAGCCTCTGGCCCCTGTATCGCCTGAACCAGAGCCGTTACCGCTCACACCTGATATGGTTGCACCAGCGCCACGTTATGATGACCCTGCGGCAACTGTGTTTATTGATGAACCAGATGACGATGACGATGACGAACTGGAGCCTTGGGAAAAGTATCGCAATGACTTGCGCTATGATGCCA